TTTTTTAAGTTTGTATTTTTAAATTTAAATTAGATATATATAATTAAAATGACTGCGACATTTCTAGATTTTTACACATTTGATCTTACAACATTTGTTATAATATTACTAGTTGCCTCCGGGGTTTTTATGTTGATCAATTACAATGAAGATAAAAAAGACGAAAACTATACATTTAATGTGGGATTGTCGATATGTATTGGTATATTTGGTAGCATACTTTATTCTTATGCAACTTTAGAGTCAGATGAAATAATGACTTCTAATTATTGGGAGTAAATTAGATTTTAAAATAATTTTACATATTATTACAATAAATGTCTATTAGTCTATCAAAATTTAACCCTAGAAAAATAGAAGAACGGCGAGCAACGGGGTCCGGACCTGCGACATGTGTTTTTATAGGCAAAAGAGGAACCGGTAAAAGTACTTTGGTTGCGGATATACTCTATTATTTGCGAAAAATTAATGCAGGAGTTGCTATATCTGCGACAGAGGATGGAAATGCTTACTATTCTAGTTTTATACCTGATATCTTAATTCATTCCGAATATAAACCAGAAATAATTCAACAAGTTATAACTCGCCAAAAAAAGGTAATAAACGGCAAAAATAAAGACCTAGAAGGAGATGTCTTTGTGCTATTGGATGACTGTATGTACGATAAACGTATGATAAGAGATACTAATATACGAGGTATATTCATGAATGGACGACACTGGCGTATTACATTCATGTTAACTATGCAGTATTGTATGGATTTACCACCTGATCTGCGCGCAAATATAGACTATGTATTTATTCTTCGAGAAAATATTATACAGAATCAAGAAAAACTTTATAAGAATTTTTTCGGTATATTTCCACATTTCAGCGTTTTTCAAGATGTATTAAATAGTTGTACCGAAGGTTACGACTGTTTAGTTCTTGATAACACATCTAAAAGTAATAATGTTCAAGATTGTGTTTTTTGGTATAGAGCAAAACCCAATAGAAATTTTAGAATTGGTTCAAAAGAACTTTGGAAATATTGTCAAAAAAATTATGATGAAAAGAAAGCCAAATCTGTACAAGAGTATGACGAGAAAAAACTCAAGAAAAAAAATACTCCAACTGTAACCGTTAAAAAACTAAAAAAATAATATTGGATTTTCTTCTTTATTTATGTACATATTCTTCAATGTATAATAAGTACCGCGAGGTTTTTTCTTCTTTGGGAAAACAGTTCTTCTTTTAAATTTTTTAAAATAATATAATTTTTTAATTTGGTCATATGTAACTCTTTTTGCTACATTATAGAATAATTTGTCAACCGAACAGTTTTTGATATTATCATAAAGTGTTCGATTTTTAATTATAACTTGTAAAGTATCTGCGTCGTCCATTGTATTACATTATTATAATTTATTTTTTTATTATCATTAGTTCGCATATTAATTTTGATTGGGTTTCAAATAAAGTTTTAATTATTTTAATAGATTGTTCGTGTGTAAAACATGGTATAGAATTTATGAAAAGTATTATATCGCCTACCCTTAGTCCACATTGATAGCATTTATCATTCTTGTTTAATTTTGTTATTTTAATTCCGGGACCCGATTTATTAGTAGAAATTGTAATACCAGGGGGGATATCATCATTAAAAAATATTTCTACCTTTTTTGTAACTTCTTCTAATAAAATACTACAATCTGGATTATTTATAGAATCAAATTCTCTATCAAGTTTAATTTCTAAAATAGGTTTTTTACATGTAGGACATACGCAACTAAACGAAATCCATTTCATAAGGCATGCGTAACAGTAATGATGCATACAAGAGCCTACGCAACTGTTGTTTATTATATTAAAACATATTGGACATTCCATTATATTATTAATATAAAGTTACTTTATATATAAAAATAACGTCTAAATGGATAAAATTAATAAACTCCTTGAAATACCGCAGTACGAACAAAGATCGGACATGTGGTTTAAACAACGCGAAAATAAATTGACAAGCTCTGATGCAGGAACGGTTTTGGGTATAAACCCTTATCAGAAACCTCATGAAGTTTTATTTAAAAAATGCGGTCATGACCCAAAACCTTTTGTTGGAAATATAGCTACACGCCATGGACAAAAATACGAAGACGAAGCAATCGAAAAATATTGCAAATTAACAGGGCAAATTAATTATAATTTTGGACTCATTGCACACGAAGATGTATATAAAACGTCTGATTATTATTGGCTGGCTGGTTCTCCGGATGGTGTATCTATTTCAAAAACCGATCAACGGGCAGAACCGGTGCTTCTTGAAGTTAAATGTCCTTATAAACGTAAGATAGTATTTGGTAAAATTCCGGAATATTATTTACCTCAGGTACAATTGAATTTGTTTATATGCGATCTTAAAGTAGCAGATTTTATAGAATATCTCCCACCAGATACAATGAATATAGTAAGAGTTTACAGAGACACGAGTTGGCTTAATAAAAATTTACCGATTCTTGAATCTTTTTGGAAAGACATAGAATATTATCGTAAGAACGACATTAAGACTCATCCAAAATTTCCAAAACAAAAAAGAATATTAGATCTAACTGAAAAACTTAATGAAAGTCCTGACGAAGAGATAACTGTTCTTGGGGATTATTCTATCAGGGAATAAAAAGACACGTTGATAATTTACAAAAAAAGATATTACTTAAAAGAATAATATATACAACATTAATAAAATGGGTATTCGTGGATTAAATACCGTCATTAAAAAAATAGCACCAGATGCTGTACAAATTTTTGATATTTCAAAATATAGAAATTGTAAAGTTGCTATAGACTGTAGTATTCTTCTTTATAAATTTAAATATGCATCGAGAGCAGAAAATTCTCATTTAATAGGATTGGCAAACAGGGTTAAATTTTATCTTATGAATGGAGTATTACCCGTATTTGTATTTGATGGAGTACCACCTGAAGCAAAAAAAACCACTTTAGTTAAAAGACAGGCCAACAAGGAAAAAATGTACGTCCGTTTAGAAGAACTTCGAGCAAAAACTCCCGAAAACGATCAGGAAAATAAATTTATACAAGAAGAAATAGAAAAATTGCTTTCACAACTTATTGTTATTAAAAAAATTCATATAGATGCGAGCAAAGAACTATTGCAAAAAGCGGGGATTCCTTACTGTACTGCACCAGAAGACGCGGAAAAATATTGCGCATTCTTGCAAAAAAATGGTCTAGTAGATTATACAGTAACAGACGACACTGATGCAACAACATTTGGATGTCCTTACATCTTAAAAACTTCGATAAATAAGAATATAGTTGAAATTGACACAAATGCAATTCTAGAAAAATTTGAAATGTCTCACGATTCTTTTGTAGATTTTTGTATACTATCAGGGTGTGATTATACTAATCCTATCCCTCAAATAGGTCCCGTTACATCATTTAATCTTATTAAAAAACACGGTTGCATAGAAGAAATTTTAAAAACACTTCCAAAAGAACATCCTCATTTTGATTATAATATTTGTAGAAAAATATTCAAGGAATTTGATTACGAAGTTCCAGAAAAATTTTCAAAAATAAATGTAGACAAACAAATACTTTTGGAATTTCTAAATTTACACGATTTTAAAGAAAATGTAATTTCAAAATTTATTAAAATTTTATTTTGAATTTAATTTAATTTAAATTTATTTTTTTTCTAAACTATATATTAAAATAAAATATGGGTGCATTAGAACTTTTCTTCGGTAAGAAGCGCCGCGCGCGCAAGACTAAGAGATCGCCAGGTCGCCGTCCAAAGCGCGGCCACTACGTTAAGTCGCTACCAAAGTCGCGCGCTTTCGTCACTGTTCGTGGTCGTCGCCGTAAGCTCCACCGCGGTGCTAATGGTGGTCTTTTCTATCGTACCAAGTCGGGTCGTCACTACATTGACGCCAAGGTACTTAAGCGCAAGCAGCACATGCTTTCGCCAAAGAAGCGCCGCGTTCGCCGCGCGGTAAAGAAGCTTCGCCGTCGTAAGCGCCGGAAGCTCAAGCAGACCAAGGCCGCGATCGCTGCTCGCCGCGCCTACCGCCTCCGTAAGAAGCGCATGAGCCGTTTCGGTCTTTGGTAAATGTAAAACGTAAATGTGTGATGTGAAAGTGTAATCAAAATAATAAATTATAACATAATTATAGTTTATTATTTTGTTTTGAAGGTTTGATTTTAATTATTTAGAAATCTAATTCGTTAAGAGATAGATTCTCTCTCTTAATTGTCATAATTTTTTCGATAGATCTTATTGTGCTTGGTATGGTCTTAAAAGTGTTTACATTTAAAATTTCCATCTTATCAGAAACATTAACATCTATTATACACCCAGGGGCGTATCCTTCTAGATTTTTAATTAAATCTATGTATTTTGATCCTTCGGGGTCTGAGTTGTGAATCTTAGCAAATAGAGTTTCGTTTTTAAAAATCGTGCTATATAATAGAATATCATCCTGTTCTTCTTTTACCAAAAGACTAAATGTAATTAAATTAGAAGGTTTCCATTTAAAACAAGAATAGTTCACCCCTGTTATGATAGGTAGATCATTTGGAATCATAAAGACTTCTGTTCCGTCTTCAATTGGACTAGATATATCTTTTAATTCGCGTGTATATTCCGTGATTACAATAGGAATTTCCGAATTTAATATGTTATGCTTAAATGTCTCTGCTTCTGAAATGCGGTCTATGAAAGAATATTTATTAATTTTTTTACCTGATATAAAAAAAGTGTCGTAAATACATATTTCTTTTGGTGTATATGAAATATCAAAAATGCTGTTATTATAATAATCATGGGAACAGTTTAAATCTATTTTGTAAATGGTAAAATCTTTTAATATTATGACAGCCGTGTTTTCTGCATTTTTATCTAAAAAAAGAAATAAAATAGCTCTCAGTGTTTCTTGTGTATTTTTTCTATAAAAAAGGTAATTAAAATTTCGAAGTTTAAAAATGTATCTTCTTTCTATATTAATAGAATTTTGGAGTGGAAAATACATATCAGATTTGCCAGTCCAGTTGTTGTTTAAAAGAAATATAATCTGTTTTTTAAACTGTGTATCTGTGATTTCAGTGAACATATCTATAGTTTATAATGCAGTATTGTCTTTAAATAAATTTAAAGATATGTATTATTATTAACAATGTAGTAATGTCTTTTACAACGAAAGAAGAAACTCTCATAAATTTTTTATTGAACTTTTATAAACAAAAAATGTCTCTTTTTAGAGATATAATTTATCAAAACACTCCGTTGAGTTTAAGACTTTTAGATTGGTTGGTAACTAATTACTCAAAGAAGTATAACATCATATACCCCCTCGGTAGTTCAAATGACATAGTTTATTTTAATATATATCTCGATTATAAAAATCAACTCAAGGCTTACTCTAAAAAGTTTTTCGACCCATTTTGCAGACAGAAACGTCTTATAATAAATACCAACACATTTAAATGGAGAGAATACACAGACGAATGTATTTCCGATACTGAAATAGTAACCACAGTTGGGCAACTTAATTTTTTTAGATGGTTTATAGATAATAAAATTTTAGATTACGCACTTTCTAATATACACCTTGTAGATGCGGATATGATAACGACGATGACATCTAAAAAGAAAGGAAAACGCACAGTGTTGTCTCCAAGTGCCGTTAAAGGTATTTATACAAATAATTGCGCGATTACAATAAAATTTAAAGCCTAATAATTTAGAGAAATAAAATATACAATATTATAAATGGA